AAATGCGGTCAACCTCCATCCTCCCCCTCCCCTCTCTTATTATCTTAATATAGATTATTTTTATACTAAAAAACAACCAAATTGCTTTGATTTTTTTTAAATATGTTGTTATTCTTTTTGACAAGCATAGAGATAAGTTAAAGTATAAACAGAGGCTCAGGTTTTACCCTGAGCCCTATGTTTGTACTTTATTCTTCTTCCTCATCATCTGCTTCCTCTGCTTCGTTTATTTTGATGCCCGCTTCTGCGAGTTTGGCTTCCAGTTCTGCAATTTTAGAGTCTCGCTCTGCAAGTTTAGCTTTTTGGCTTGTACTACCGTGCTTTATTTGCCACTGTTTTTCCCTGTCTAATGTCCTTAACCCTACTATTAAAACATCTTCCACTGTATAATTCTCATTCATAACTACATCTTTGTGTAAGATATAGTCGTTAACCATTGCTTTATATTTGGCAAGGTCAATGTTGTTAAATTCCATATATTGTTATGTTAATGGCAGTTAAATTACCGCCTTTGTAAATGTGCTGTTATATATTGTATAATTATATAATACCATATAAAAAAAAGTTATACAATACTAATCCGCCAAGCGTTTAGTGCTTAAAAAATGCAAAAACGGAAGAGGGGGGTGCAAAATTCCAAAAAGATAAAAAGGGGGCATATGTTTTTTATAAATATATATATCCCCCCCACCCAATCCAGCCTTTTAATATTTCAAATAAAAAATACAAATATTGCTTAAAAAAAATTTTTAAAAAAATTTTAGATTAAAATGTGAAAAACACTTGCATTATTATCAAATGTATGTTATCATTATATCATAAAATATTAATTTAGATAGAAAATTATATGACAGCTCTGACTGATAAACAATTATCATTTTGTAATGAGTATGTGGCAAACGGATATAATGGTGCGGCTGCTTATAAAATAGCGTATAAACAAGATAATAAAGATATTTGTAAAAGCGAGGCTTACAAAATGGTTAGGCTTCCAAAAATTCAAGAGGGCATAAAAAATGCTGAATTAGATTATAGGATAACAGGTCATGGGTTGGGGATAAATAAGGAGGCTATATTAAAGGTTATTAAGAATTCGCTGGGTGCAACCAAGACAATTTTTAATAAGGATGGAGAAGTTTATACTAATGAGGATTATGCTAGCCAGTTAAAGGCTATTGAGGTATATGCTAAATTAACAGGTGATTTTAGTGCGGAAAAAAAGAATATATTTTTTAAGGATGAAAATGATGATGTTGATATTACAAAAATGAGTAAAGAGGAACGTGAGGCTTACAAGGCTAAGATATTAGCTGAATTGTAGGCTTTTTTTATTGTTAATTGGCGAGTGATAATAATGTTATTATTGCTTCGAAAGGCGAGAATTTCTCCTTAGGGAGGATGTTACCACTCGCCTATTGATAATAAGATAAGTATATTTAACTCTTAGGCTAATTCTTAATCCCATTTATGTTTGTGTATTATATCATGCGGCTGTTGCCTGCAAACGTTTAATGGGATTAAGAGTTAAGTATATTTATAAGTGAAGTCAAGAAGGGTATATAAAAAATATGAAAGATAAACCCTTTAATGTAATTAAAGCCGAATATCCTGAATTTTATGATTGGCTTAAAGAAATTAGTCGTTTCCAAAAGGTAGAAGATTTTATTCTGCCTGACTATAAAAATGGAATAAGAGTATATTTTTATACTCACAATTTTAGATATTCAATATCTATAATACCGCCAAAAACAAAAAACAAAAAAGACGAAGGTTATATGGGTTGCACTGTTTTAGACCGCAAACCAATAGCAGGTGAAGATTGGCAGAGAGGTAGAGACTTGCCAGACGGAAAATATTGTTATGAAACTTGGCAAAAAATTAAAAACGCTATTATAGCATTTGAACTTGTTAAAATTGCAAAACCGAAACAAGGTATGTTAGATAAAAAATAATTAATTAACAACCAATCTTTGACTTCACTAATAAGTATATTTAATAATTAACATTCGTCTTTAGGTCGGTAAAACGCCCGATAGCCGAATACAAAAATTATGATTAATAATTTAGTGGTTAGTACTAATTTAAGCATTAACACAAGCCAATTTACACCTTCGGAGTATCAAAAAATTACTTCTGGGGATGAAATGCTAAGAAATGAAAATATTAGTTGCTGGGATTATTGGCAGAATTGGTATTATCCGCAAATAATTTATCCAAGTTATCCTGTTTATATACAAGAAAGAGCAAAGGACAATGGGAAAAAGGCTTATGAGATTATTAAAATTTTAAAAGACAAAAAATTAATAGAAATAAAAACAGTTGGAAAATTTGTTGATTTAATGGACGAATTAATAAAAATTTTATAATATGTATAGCAAAAAAGTAAAATTGCCTAAAAAACTGTGGGTTAAAGGGTGTAGTAAATTTTTATTTTGCCGTTTAATGGAAGACAGACAGACTAAAAATTTAACTAAAAATATGATTAAAAAACTTAAATGGTATCAGAAATTGTATGGCTTTACCATTGGAATATTTAAAAAAATTAAAAAATGATTCTAGGCTGCAGGATATTGAGTGGCAAACATGCCATGATGACCCCTATTATTTTCTTATTAATTGGGCAAAAACATTAGATGTACATGATAATGATAATCCTATTAAATGTTTTCCAGATAAAGAATATATTAAAATTTTAGTTGATTTATGGTTTAAAGAAAAATTATTGCTTATTCCAAAAAGTAGACAAATGATGATGTCTTGGTTATTTACAACTCTTTATGGCTGGGATACTTTTTTTCACCATGCCAGAATGACTTTTTTTCAAAGTAAAAAAGCCGAGGATGCTGATGATATACTTAAAAGAACTAAATTTGTTTGGGATCACATGCCTGTTTTTCTTAAAAGATATTATAAAAACGGTCAATTTCATGAATTGCTTTGCAATCCGCAGCACAAAGGACAACATGTTAGCGGCAGAATGATATTCCCAGATATAAATAGCGAGATTAGAGCTATACCAGAAGGTGGCGATGTTATTAGGATGCATGTTGCCAGCGGAATACTATCAGATGAAATGGCATTTCAACCAGAGGCTAGAAATGCGTGGACTGCGGCAAAACCTACAATTTCATCAAAAGGCAGATGGACAGGAGTTTCTACTGCCGAGCATGGTACTTTTTTTGAAGACATTGTTTTTGATAATATAGAAATATAAATATGGCACGAGGACATCATAGACAAAAAAGAAAAGGTGCAAGACCTAAACCTGAAAAAAGGCGTAAGGCTTTTATAAATACAATTAAAAAAATAGGCAGATGGAGAGGTAAAGAGAAGACAATGGCTGATTTAAAATAATATGAAGTATAAGGATATTCAAAAACCAGAATTAATAAGAGGTATAAAATATTGGAAAAATCCTAAAAATGAATTTCATATTTTAATGTTGCATTATACTGCTGACCCTAATAAAGATCCTGAACGGCAAGGCAAAGAGTGGTATCAAAATGAACGCAGAGGTACGCCAAAGGCTGATTGGGATAAAGAAATGGAAATTGATTTTAGCAGCCGAGCAGGTAAATTAATATATGGGGTAGAATTTTGTGATTTTAAACCTAGTATACATTTTATTAATAGTTTTGAATTAGATTTACAGGCTGCTGAACTTTTACTTGGTTTAGATTTTGGTCAAAATAATCCAACTGCAACTTTGGTTGGTGCTTGGACACGTGATAATATATTATATATAATAGATGAGTATTATAAACCAGCTTTGCCCTCTGTAAGTAGTCGAGAAATGTTTGAACATTTTTCTTATCTTATGTCAGATGATCCTGAGTTTATACAAAAATCTTTATCACAAAAAAGGCAGGCGGCTGATATAGCTTTTCAAATTAAAGTAATTGATCCTAGCACTAGTTCTAAAAATCGCACAAAAGTTAAAGAAGGTGAAGAAATACCATATAGTGTATTAGAAGATTTTTATGATCATGGTTGGGATTTTGAATTAGCTAATAATGATGTTAATGGTGGTATTAATCGTGTACGTGAATATTTTCAATTAGATAGTAATAACAAAGCTCGTTTATATATATTTAAAGATAAATGCCCTAATTTATGTACTGAATTAGTAAATTATAGATATAAAAAATGGACTGAAGTGCAAGAAAAAACTCGCAATGATCCAGAAGAACCAGTTAAAAAAAATGATCATGCTTGCGATTGTTTAAGATATATAGCAATGACTAGACCTTTTACTTCAGAACAAGTTGAAAAACCACTTACTCGAATACAAAGGGATATACTAAATTTAACACGTCCACGTATATTTAATAATTTTGATGATGATAGTTAATTAATTAATATAAAAAAGTATGACATTTGAACAAAGAGTTGTTGAGTTTCAGGGAGAACTTGAAACTTTACAAAAAAAGTATAGTGTGCAGGTTTATGCCTCGCAAGTACTTTTACAAAATGGAGAATTAGTAACAATTATTAAATTAAGGGACTTACTTCTTATTCTTCCTAATGAGGTTGTAAGTGAAAAAAAGTATGACAATAAATCCAAAAAAGGGAATATTATTAATAAAAAAGCATAAAAAATCGCAAATTAAAGCAGATATTATTATTGAAGAAACTGATGAGGATAAGCGTCTTATAACAGGTGAAGTTATATCAAAAGATGATGATTATAAACAAGGTTCTACTATAATATTTGGTAAATATGCACTATTTCCTTTAACATTACAAGGTGATGAATTTTATTTCCTTGATAAGAATGATGTTATTGGTGTATGTGACTATAAAGAATAATATGCCATATACAATTAAAAAAGAAAAAGGTGCAAGACCTTGGAAGATAATTAAAAAAACAACTGGCGAAATAGTAGGTAGCTCTAAAACATTAAAGAATGCAAAAGCTTCTATTAGAGCTAGATATGCGTCAGAAAAAAAGTAATATGTATAAAAAAATTTTATTTGATGAAAACGCTCGTAATAAAATATTAAAGGGCGTACAAATAGTAGATAATGCTGTAGCTAGTACATTAGGACCCAAAGGTAATAATGTAATATATGAAGAAGGTATATTCCCAACTATAACAAAAGATGGTGTATCAGTTGCTAGACAAATTTTCCTTAAAGATAAATTTGAAAATATGGGTGTTATGCTTAGCCGAGAAGCTGCGGAAAATACTAACAGATCGGCTGGCGATGGCACAACTACAACTATAGTTTTATTACGTTCAATATATGAGGAAGGGCATAAGGCGGTAGCTAGCGGTATGAATCCAATTCTTATTAAAAGAGGAATGGATTTTGCTTCGGAGCAAATTATTAAATTATTAGATAAGCAAACTAAGAAAATTACTACTGAAAAAGAAAAACTGCAAATTGCTACAATTTCAGCTAATAATGATAATAATATTGGTGAACTTATAACTACTGTACTTAATAAAGTTGGACCTGATGGAACTATAACTATAACTAATAATAATAGTTTAAAAACAGAAGTTAAATATGTTAAAGGCACTAAACTTGATCAAGGTTATCAATCGCATGTATTTATTAATGATGCTAAAAATTTATCTGTAAATACTGAAAATCCAAGGATTATTATAACCACCGATGATGTTACAATGCAAAATCAATTAGTGCCAATAATACAAAATCTTGTACAAAAAGGTGAAACTAATATAATTTTGTTAGCTAATAGTATATCAGGACAAGCATTAGCATTTTTAATTCAAAATTATCTTCGAGGAAAGTTTACTTGCGTACCAGTTAAAATACCTAGCTTTGGAAGTTATCAGCAGGACTTAGTATATGATATAGCTACTTTAACAGGAGCAACTGTATTAGGCAAAGAAGATGCTAAAAAATTAGAAGAAGGAGATTTAGAAGAAACTGGAACTTGTGGTTCGGTTGTTATTAGACATAATGAAACTATATTTTCAGAAGCTTTGGGTGATGTTAGCAAACGTATACAGGAAGTTAAAGCTATATTAGTTATGGAGCAAGATGAGTATAATAAGGAAAAATTAATGATTAGACTTGGTAGATTAACAGGTTCAATAGCTAATATACGAGTCGGAGGTGCATCAGAATCGGAACAAACAGAAGTTAAATATAGAATTGAAGATGCTTTAAATGCTACTAAATCAGCGATTGAAGAAGGTATAGTTGAAGGAGGCGGTATGGCATTGCTAAAATGTATTAATGGTTTTATGCCACCAGAATCAAGAATTGAAAGTAAAGAATTTAATGAAGGTATTGAAATAGTACGTAAAGCATTAAGTAAGCCATTACAAAAAATAGCAGATAATGGTGGTGTTAGCGGTGAAGCAGTTGTAGGTAAAGTATTGGATCATGGTAAAGGCTATAATGCTTTAACTGATACTTATGAAAATTTATTTAAAGCAGGTATAATAGATCCTAAAAAAGTAGTTAGAAATGAAATACAAAATGCTATTGCGACAGCAGGAATTCTTTTAACATCAAATTGTGCAATAGCTAATATTGAAGAAAAAAAATAATATGATGGAATTAATAACAATAATAATTTTATTTGTAGGTACACTTACGTTTATTTATTTTTCAGATAGAAAACGTGAAAAAATAGAAAAAGAGCGTTTTCGAGAGTTTGTTATTGCGAATAAGTCTAATAATATAAATGAATATATTGAAGCTATTCCTAATGATGAACCATTTGAAATTAAACAAGAAGATGAATTAATAGATTTAGATCAGATGACTCCTGAGGAGTTATTAGATATAAAACAGAAACAGTATGCAAGTTACAAAGATAAAAATTAGAAAACTTATACCAGTTAAAGGACATATAGGTTTTGTAAGTTGTGTAATTGATGATTGGTTATATATTGGTAATATTGCTATTTTTACAAGGCTTAATTCAGATAAAATTAGACTTGTATTTCCTGAAAAAAAAGTTGGTGATAAAAAAATTTCAATTTTTTATCCATTAACAAATAAATCGTATTTTGAACTTGAACGAATAATATTTGAAAATTTACAAAAAATATGAATTTAAAAGAATTACAAAACGATAAAATAAAACCAGGGAATAATAATGTTGCTGTTTTTATTAACACTTTATTTGATGATACAAAAAAATCATATTTAAAATTTCATAGAGATTGGTATTTAAACGAATGTTTTGCCAGAGGTGATCATTGGGTTGTTTATAATAAAACGATTAGTAAAATTCAAACTATTCCCTCTAGTAGCGGAGAAGTTAGGCGTACTATTAATAAAATTAAATCGCAAATCAGAGGAGTAAAGAATTTTATTAAAAAAAGTCAACCACGTTGGGAAGTGCAGCCTGATGATATAACTGATGAAGCATTTGAAATTGCTCGTAAAAAGAATAAAATTTTACAATATATTTATCGCACTAAACAAATACCTTTATTTTTAACTGATGTTATAGTTAGTTCTTTAAAATTTTCTGTTGGTTTTCTTGAATTAGGAATGGTTAAAAATGGTAATGATGATGAAATTGATATGTGGGTTGATGATACTTTTGATATACTTATTGATCCGCATGCAAAAACTAAGAAAAATGCCAGATATATATTTAAGGCTTTTAAAAAGCCAGTTAGTTCTATTAAAAATAATCCTAGTTATACTATTCCTAAAGGAGCAGATATAACTGCTGATAATAAACAAGCATCAACAAGTTATGGCGAATTGCTTGAAATGGAAAAAAAGGGAACTGATATATATGGTAGTTCTAAAGATATGGAATCGGTTATTGTTAAAGAATTATGGATTAAATATAAAGAGTTTGATAATAAAGATAAGATAAAAGTATTTACAGTAGTTGGTAATTTACTTATTAAAGTATCAGATAAACCTTATAGACGTTATCCTATATTTGATTATAATCCTGAAAAAGAAACAAATCAAATCTATAGTGACCCCTGGATTAAATCACTTATTAGTATTAATAAAAGTTTAGATAAAACTGCTAGCCAAATTGAAGGTTATATACAACGTATGTTAGCTGGTAAATATCTTATTAAACAAGGGGTTAAAGTTAGTAGTATTACAGATAAAGGTGCTGAAAAGATTTATTATAAAGGTAATGTTGCACCAACACAAATGAATTTACAACCTTTACCAGCAGCTCCATTTTCTTATTTAGCTAATTGTGAACGTTGGATTGAGGAATTAGGCGGAATACGAGAAGCAAGTCTTGGTAGAGTACCAGGAAGTATAACTAGTGGTAAGGCTTTAGAATCTTTACAGCAAGCAGATGCTGGTACTGTAGCCGAACCTATTGAAAATTTAGAAATGTTTTTACAAGAAATAGGTGAATTTATACTTGAATTAATTGAAGATCACGTTATAGCTAGCCAAGAAATAACCGAAGAAGGCGAAAATATTAAATTTATTGGAGCAGGAGCTTTAAAAGTAGGGCAAGAATTACCTAAGGGAACTATACCTGTTAAATCTTCTAAGGTAAAAGTTACAATAGTTCCTGAAGTATCTTATAGTGAGGAAAGTAAAAAAGAATGGTTAATGAGATTAGCTGAATCTAAACTTATTGATCCGCAAACATTATTAGAAAAATTATCTATTTCAAATGTTGGCGAAGTTATTGAACGAATGAAAAAGATGCAAGAAGAACAATATAAGCAAGAAATGATGAAACAAAAAGAAAGCCACAGAAGTGATGGTGCTGGACCAGAAGATACTGCTGATCTTGCTGATCAAGAAAATATGCAAATGGCGGCTGGACAAAAAGTTCCGCCAACACCACAAGCATTATGGTCACCCGAACATACTCAATTACATATGGTCTTTATACAGCAAAATGGGGATGCTTATGGACAACATCAAGAATTATTTGATGAACATATACAGATGGAAGAAGGTTATCAACAAGGTGGCGGACAAGGAGCACAAGAGCAACTATAGCATATATAATTAATTTAATAATTAAAATTATGTCAAAATTTATAGATCGTGTTAAAGAAGGAATAGGGATATTACAACCTAAAAATTATCTAAATCCTAAATTAAATACATCTCAAAATAGGATGTTTAAAATTAAACAAAGAAATCAAAAAGTTCAAAAAGCACAAAAAGAACTTGCTGATGCTAAAAAGAAATATCAATTTTGGCAAAGTATGCAGAAATCTAAATTTGTCACAACTGAAAAAGCACCTGAGCTTTATAAGTATGAACAGAATTTAAAGAAAGTACTTAAAGAAAATCCGTCTATTAAATAAAAAGATTAAAATAATTATACGCTTTTCGGGCTTGGGCGTTAACAAGCCTAGTTAACTTAAAAAAGTATGAAAGAACCAAACAAAGAATCGGTTATTGACAAACCTGCTGATGGTGGCAGTGCTGATCCGATTCCAGCAGAAACACCTAAAGAAGTAACTTCGCCAGAAGTAAAAGTGGAGGTATCTGAAGTAGAATCTACTAATGAACCTATAAAAGTGGTTGATAAGCAACAAGAGCAAATTGATAACCTAAATATTGCTCTAAAACAAGCCAGAGAAGAAGCTAAAAATAAGGTGGACCAATCTAAGGTTGCAGAACTTGAAGCTAAACTTGCTGAAAGCCAATCGTTTATTGAACGTATTCAAGGAGCAATTTCTCCTGAAAAAGAAATAGAAGAGGAAACTCCAAGGTATTTAACTGCAGAGGAAGCTGAAGAATTATTTCAACAAAAACAGGAAGAAATTAAGCAAGCAGCTTTTAAGGAAAAACAATCAGAGATTATTAAAAATGAAATTTCTATTCTAGAAAAAGAGTGGAATGGAGTAGAAGGTAAACCTAAGTATAGTGATGAAGAAGTTCTTAAATGGCAGCAAGATAATAATAAACTTTATCTTTCTCCTGTAGAGGCTTTTACACAAATGAAAAAAAGTGAAATTATAGATTGGGAGGTTAAACAAAGATTAGCTGGTAAAAAATCAGTAGAAAATGTAGAACAGCCAGGGGTTAGTCCAGATGTTCACACACCTGCAGATGACAAACCTCAAACAGATCAAGAAGTTCGTAAACAGATTGAATCTGCATTAGAAATGGCTGATGTTGAAATGTAGATAAAAAATAAAAAAATTAATACTATGGCACAATCAATGACAAACTTAGCTAATGTAGCTCTGAGAATTTATGATAAAGTTGTTCATGAACAAGTATTTAAAAAGAATGTATTATTTCAAAATATTTTATCAAATGTTGCTCATAAACAAGGGGCTACTTCTAAGTATCTTTCCGTTCATTACGGAAGAAACGTGGGTTTTGCGGCTGGTACTGAAACTGTAACTTTACCTATTGCTGGTAATCAACAGTATAATCAAGCTACTATCGCCATGAAGTACATGTTTCAAACAATTACCGTTACTGATGTTGCTTTACAGGCATCTAAACGTTCAAAAGAATTGTTAGTAAATGTATTAGAATCAGAATATAATGGAGCTAAAAATGATATGCAAAGGCAAATGAGCCGCATGGGTTATGCTGATGGTAGCGGTGTAATTTGTAGAGTTAATGCAGCTTCTCCTGCTACTACTTTAATTTTAGATACTCCTATGGTTGGTAAAAATCCTACAGATTATCTAGAAGTTAATATGTGGTGTAACTTTGATTCAGATCCTGCTTCTGTAACTTCGGCTGCTTATGAAAAAATTACTGCTATTTTAAGTAATACTTCTGTAACTGTTGTTTCTGTTTCTGGTATAGCTGATGATGATTATGTGTTTTTAGCACATAATGTAGCAAGCGGTGATGCAAGTGTATCAGATCAAGGAACTGTTGAAATGGTTGGACTTAAAGCATTAATTGATGATTCTTCTAATGTTAGTACTTTAGAAAATATTGATAGAGATACTTATATTTGGTGGAAATCTTATGTAAATGATAATTCAGGTACAACCAGATCATTAACTGAAAATCTATTACAAACAACTTATCTAGAAGCTAAAAAGAAAGGCGACCCTAAATATGCTTTAACTTCATTTGATGTATTTTCTGCTTATGGTCAATTACTTGCTACTGATAGACGTTATACACAGGAAATGACAATAGGAGGTGGTTTTACTGGAGTTAAGTTTAATGATATTGCTTTAGTTGCGGACTATGATTGTCCTTATACTGAAGTTTATTTCATTGATCCTTCTACTATTTCGATTGAAGATCTTGCTCCTATGTCATTTTTGAATGAAGATGGTGCAATTTTAGACAGAAATCAGACAACACCTGCTTGGAATGCTACTTTACGTTATTATGCTAATTTAGCTATTTCTGCTCCTAATAAGAATGCTGCTTTAAGAGACATTGTACAATAAATTTATCGTAGGAGACGTCACTAAAAGGCGTCTCCTACATTTATTAACTAATTAGTATCCTCGCAAGAGGGGTAAACTGTAAAAAATATGATTCAAGGAAAAAATATAGACAAAGAATTATTTGTCGCATATAACGCTACCGTATTTGATTTATCTAGTTCTGCGGCTACTGAAATGGCTTTTTTTCATCCAACAAAAGATGCTGTTATTAATAACGTATATGTTACTTGGGTTGAAGGAAGTTCAGCTGATACAGGTGTAGCTTTAGAAATTGGTTCTACCGATGGCGGAGCTGAATATTTTACTGCTACTTCATCTATATCAAAATCTGCTGGTGATGTTGAAACATATTCAACTGGTAATTTAGTACTTGGTACTATTCCAGCTGGAACAGCAGTTTATATAGGACATGCAGGCAGTAAATCAGGTGCTGGTACATGTTATGTAAGTTTTTCTTACACATTAAGATAAATAATAGGTATTTACCCAGGCTAGTATAATCTAGCCTGGGTTAAACGAAAAATTATATGAGAATATTAAATAAAAGTGGAGAATTTATAGTGAAATTTAATGGTAAAGATTATACTATTCCAACTGGAGAAGCTGAAATTAATTTTGCACCATTGGTACGGCATATTGTAAACAGAAAGGCTATTTGGGGCAGAGATATTGAAGTAATTTCAGAAGAACAACCAGAGGTAGTTAAAAAACCTGCTGTAGAAGCAATAAAAAAAGAAAAACCAGGTTCTACTAAAAAAGCATCAGTGGGTGCTTCAATGGATACTTTACCTAAAAAAGATGTTGAATAAATTATTAAAAAAGTATGATAGTTATTTAGGTTGTAGAAAACACTTAGATGGTAGTATAACAATTTTTCGGCAAAGTCCGTTTACTACAATAAAGTTTGATATTCTTAATATTGAAAATCAATACTTAGGTAGCTGTAAGTGGGTTTTGCGAAAAATTGTTATGATGGATAGTAGACGTAAAGATTTTATAATAAAATCAATACAAAATAATAATAATTTAAGAAAACAAAAAAAAGATGATAGACAATCCCGTGAAGTAGCTGATTATTTGCTAAACTCGGGAATGACTTTAATAAATTAAAATTAAACATATGGTAGACGCATACGATAAAGTAAAAACCATAAGAGTATTTGATAATATTACTCTTGGTACAACCGAAACTTTAACTCAAGCTGCTACAGATAGATTAATATTAGAAACTTATTTTGCTAAGACTTTAAATTTTATTTGTAAATATACATCGGGTTCAGAGCATGGAGTACCATCCGAATCTGTATCTCCTTCAGCTTCACCTTCAGCTTCTGTTTCAGTTTCTCCTTCTATTTCAGCATCATTAAGTTCTTCACATTCACCTTCTCCGTCAATTTCACCATCATTATCACCTTCAAATTCTTATTCAACTTCATTAAGCCCTTCGAGAAGTCCTTCGGTTAGCCCTTCAAGAAGTCCTTCAATAAGTCGTTCAATAAGCCCTTCTAGAAGTTCTTCTGCAAGCCCATCAACATCAATTAGCCCTTCAATAAGTTCTTCTATTTCACATTCACCATCTGGTACTCCGTCAGCTTCAGCTAGCCCTTCTATATCAGTTTCAATTAGCCCTTCAGCTTCTGTTTCTAGTTCTCCTTCATCTAGCCCTTCTATATCAGTTTCAATTAGCCCTTCAGCTTCTGTTTCTAGTTCTCCTTCATCTAGTCCTTCTATATCAGTTTCAATTAGCCCTTCAGCTTCTGTTTCATTATCACCATCAAGAAGCCCTTCAATTTCATTATCAGCTTCCCCTTCAATTTCAGTATCATTATCTCCTTCTGCTAGCCCTTCAGTTTCATTATCAGCTTCCCCTTCAATTTCTCCTTCACCATCATTAATAGCATCATCGTGTGTTATAAAAGTATGGGGTTATATTGGTACAAAAGCATCTAATGAAAATTTTCCATATGCTAATACCAGAGATACAGAAATTGCGGCTGATGAAAATAATTGGGTACAATTAGGTGAACATTCTATATCATCTGGAGAAGCTACTTTTACGGCTACAGATTTTGTAATAGAAGCCACGGCAGCTGAAACTACTTATGATGCTCAATTTTTAATTGATATATGTGTGCCGAAAATTAGATTTTCAGCTTATTCATCTATATCATTTCAAGAACAAGGAACTTTAACTCTTGTGGCGAATATACAATAAGTATAAAAATATGACAAAAGACATTATTTTAACTCTTATCGCTTTAGCTGGAATTATATCATTTTTTTATAATCCCTTGGGTGGCGATATGAAGTATCTACAAATTATATTAGGAGGTATTATAGGGTATTATACTGGTATTAAAGATATACCATTAGGTGCTCAAATTAATAAATTACGTAATAAATAAATATAAAGGTAAATAAATAATATCTATTCAGGCAAGAACGGATATTATATTTGGAGAAGGTTGAGGGCGAGGTATTGGAACATATTTATTTGTAGTCTATAACCTTGCCCTCGATAACCTAAGATTATATGGTAGAAAGGAAAAGTAATACAATAAAAGAATTTGGCACTGGTGCAATACCAGATCTTATAGATACACAAGATCGTGTATATGATGGAATTGCTTTTTCACAACCTCCTTTTGATTGGGAAGTTGGATTTGATATTGAAAAAACTATTAATGTTAAAATACCTATCAAGAACCAAGATGGTAGTTTAAGTTGTGTAGGGCAGGCTTGGTCATATTATTTGGCTGTTTTAAATACTATTGAAACTAAAATATATACAGAAGTATCAGCTAAAGCAATATATTCGCAAATTGCCTTACCTAATGGTGGTGCTTATATTAGAGATGGTGCTAATTTAGCTGTTGATTGGGGTGGTATTAACGAAGTATTAGTTCCTTCTTATGATAATGATATTGCTCCATCCGAACCTTTTATGAAGGATATTAGTTGGAAAGATGAAACTGATAATCAAGTTGCAGTAAAATTAAAAGCTAAGGAATATAGAATGATAGCAGATATTAATATGGAAATTATTGCTCAGGGTATTAAAGATTATTATGGTGTAGTTGGCGGAGTTTTAGGAGCTAATAATAATAGTTGGAATACACTTGAACCTATACCTGGAGCTAAACAATGGGGACATGCCTTATTTTTTGGTAAAGCTGGAATTGATGAAAAAGGTAAATATATTTCTACACCAAATAGTTGGGGTGATAGATTCGGTGGCAAATGGCAAAAGTTACGTTCTGAATGGTTTATCAATGAATTTATGTTTAATCCTTGGTTATTAATTGACCAAGTTAATCCAAATACTATGACTCAAGAAATAATAGATTTAATTAAAACAATGGATAAAGGTATGCTTATTGAGAATGAAGCACCTGGACGTAAAGGTATAATTTATGGTGGTAAATTAATGGAAGTAGTTAATGGACGTGAAGGTGTAGCTGCCTTATATCTTATAGAAAATAAAACTAGCGTTAGGCGAATAACTAAAGCACAATTCGATGCTATTCCTAAAGGAAATTCATTTTAAATATATGGGATTCTTCAAATTTACATTTACAATTATTTATTGTGTAAGTTTAGTAATATTAGTGACAATATTTTGGATTTGGTTAATTGGTAAATTTTATTTTTAATAAAATTATGTTTGATTTAATTAATAAGTTTTCTGGTTTTATATCATTAATAGTATTATTAATAACTACAATAGGTTTTTATTGGAAACTTCGTATTGATATAAAAGAAAACAAAGATAGAATTTGTGAAATTGAAAAAGATAGAATAAAAAAGTGGGATACTTATAACAGAGAAAAAAATATTATAATAACAAAAATAGAAAGTATTAATCCAACCATACTAAAAATAGAAGTTAATCTTTCAAATATAAATGCAAACATTGAATGGATTAAAAAAGAATTAAATAAATAGTTTAATAAAAAAATAAATGTTAAGTATAATAATTCCATCGTATAAAGACCCACTCTTGCATAGAACTATAGATTCTTTGCTTGAAAATTCAGAACTTGGTGATAAATTAGAAGTTGTGGTTTGTCTTGATGGCTACTGGCCAACAACACCAATAAAAGAAGATAAACGTATAAAAATAGTGCATTTAGGTAAAAATAGAGGTATGCGTGGTGCTATAAATGCTGGTGTGGCTGTTGCTAAAGGTGAATGGTTAATGCGTATGGATGAACATCAAATTGTTGATAAAGGTTATGATGTTAAATTAATTGAAACTTGTCAACCTAATTGGATTGTTACTCCAAGAAGATATTATTTAGATACAGAAAAATGGGAAATTATGAATAAACCATTTGAAGACCACGCAAAGTTAGTTATACAGGGAGGAGTTAAATTTGCTGGACAAAGATGGGAAAGTAGAAATGTAGAAACAAAAGATGAAATGTTATCTGAAACTATGTCTATGCAAGGTAGTTGTTGGTTTATGCCTCACAAATGGTGGGATGATGTTATAGGAGAATTACAAACAGAAGGTTACGGACCGCTTATTCAAGATTCACATGAAATGGTATTTAAAACATGGAAAGCTGGAGGTAAATTAATGCTCAACAGAAATACTTGGCATGCACATAAACATAGAAGTTTTAAAAGAACGCATAATAACGGCACAAAAGAAAATCCTGCTAATTGCGATGCTGGCTATAAATATGCCCTTGATTTGTGGAAAAAATATTACGAAGATGAAATAAAACCAAAATGGAAAATTTAGATATTAAAAAATTTTATGAACATAAATTTGATTTTGATAATCAACGCAAAGAAACTTATGATGATTGGTTAAATGTTTTTGATAAAGCAATACTTAAGCGAGCTTGTAATAAATGTTTTATGGGGTTATCGTCTGGTTATGATAGCGGAGCTATTTCACATAAACTTGCAATTAATGGCATTAATTTTAAAGTTTATACTATTTTTAATAATGAAAACGAAGATGTTATTAATAAAAGATTAGCTTATATACATGATTATCAAGTAGTTAAAATGTCTAAAGAGTTGTGGCAAAAGTATTATGATTTTCTTAAAGGTAAAATAAATAATGTTGCTTTAGCTGATAAAGCCTCAATGGGTGTTGCTTATATGTTTGATACAGCTAAAAAAGAAGGCAGAACAATTTGTATTTCAGGGCAAGGTGGTGATGAAATAATATCTGATTATGCTTTGTTTCCAAAACAAAGTACATTTAAAGGTAAATTCCCTGATAAATTATACGAATGGAAAAATTTTAAACAAGGTATGCAAGCAGAATATTTAGCAGAACTTGAAGAAATAGCCGCACTTTATAATATAAAAATTAGATATCCTTTCTTGGATATAGATTTAGTACAAGAATTTTTGTGGTTAACCCCTGAACTTAAAAACAAAAATTATAAAGCACCACTTTATGAATATTTAACACGTTGCAGAGTACCATATGATAAAGAAATTAAAAAAGGATTTAGACCCATCTGATTTTAGAATTTGGTATAATAATTGGGTAAAACAAAATGCTAAAGGTAAAGTTCTTGATGTTGGCAAATCTACTTTTTGGGATTATAAATTTCAAACGATTGATATAAATCCTATTTTAAAACCAACTTTTGTAGGTAATATAGAAAAAACAGCTTTTCCAGATAATATGTTTGATGTTGTGCTTTGTAATGGTATGTATGAGTTTGTAAATAACCCACAGGCAATGATAGATGAAGTATTAAGAATAACGCATGACATAGCCATTTTTGGCTTTGTCGGCAAAGATTATAAACCGTATAGGGAACATTGGAAGTTTTATGAGGGTAAAGAAATTTTTTATCCAAATATTAAAATTGTATATAGAAAAGATTTTAATAAAAAGTATCATTTTATTGTATGCAAAAAATTGATATCTATACCGCTATCACAAATGAAAAAGATCGGTTACGGAATGATATAAAGGTATTTACTGAATATAATAAATTTGTATCACCAGTAATGAATGCTAAAATTTATAAAATTTTATCTCATAAATATTTAGATTGCGATATTTCAGTTTGGGTAGATGGCAATATTTTTTTAAAAATACCAGTAGAACAATTAGTTAAAGAATGTTTAAAAGATTCTGATATGGCTGTATTTCAACATAATCATTCTAAAGATATAAATCAGGAATTAAAATGGATAAAATATGTTTGGCGTAGCCGTGATAGAAAAGTTTATGAAGAAGCTATTAAACAAACAGAGTATTATAAAGAAAAAGAATTAACTAGTTCGGCAAAAATGGCTATGTGTGGAATGATAATACGTAGACATATCCCAATAGTAAAAAGTTTTAATGAAGCTTGGTGGGCAGAAATATGTATGCGAGGTCAAAGAGATCAATTAAGTTTTCCAATAGTTCTTCAACAATTTCCTGAATTAAAAATTAATTATATCAAACAAAATATTAAAAATAGTTCATATACTTATTATGAAACCCATAAACATTTTATTTCGTGATGATGATATTTCGGTTTATACTTGTTTATATACTTTTAAAGAAATTCATAAAAAGTTTATAGCAGATAAACAAACGCATTATGTAGCTGTAATTATGAAAGATTTATGGTTAAATCAGGGTATATTTTATTATTTAGCAACAGCACCATATTTAGAAATAGGTTTGCATGGTTGGGAACATAAAGATTATAGTGTATTAAATTATAATGAATGTTATAAAGATTTAGAAAAATCATTGTTATATTGGCAAGAAAATTCAGACAGAATGATTGGAAAACATAAAGATATAAGTATATTTTTTTCACCTTGGAATAAAGAAAGTCAAGATATTAGAGTAGCCTCTGAAAGATTAGGATTAAAATTTTGTAATATTAAAAAAGGAAAATGGGAAGATTATTATATTAATTCATTTCATTGGTGGTCTTATGAAGATACTCTTGGTTTACAACGATAAAATTAAATGGGCAGCTTATAATAGAGCAGAGGCATTGAAAGCTCAATGGGTAGATGATGAAGTAGATATTGTTCATGCTAGTAATTTGCCTGATGGTGATAATTATGATGTTATACATTTTTTATATAGTGGTGGTTTATCAAAACAAAGAAATTATATATTAAAACATAAAAATAAAGTATTTACAACATTAGCATCACAAAGAAGTTTGGATGGTACATTTGATAAAGTAAAACATTTAATAGAAATATATAAGAATACAGTTTGTTGTGTTTGTCAAAATAAAAAATTAGAAGTTAAATTATGGGAATTAACTAATCAATATAATACAATTTATATACCTAATGGCGTAGATGAAAAACTTTTTAATCGTAAATTTGTAGTAGGTGTTGTTAGTGCTAAAGATAGTTTAGCATATAAAGGATTTAATTTAATACAAAAAGCGTGTGATGAATTAAATATAGATTTAATTTCACAAAATAGTTTACCTTATTATGAAATGCATGTTTTTTATAATAAAATAGATTGTTTAATTATAGCGAGTATTTCCGAAGGTTGTAATAATCCAACGTTAGAAGCACTAGCTATGAATAAACCTGTTATTTCAACAAATGTAGGCATAGCTAGTGATTTGGAAGGAGTTATATTAGTTGAACGAGATGTAGAATCAATTAAAAAAGCATTAAGAAAATTAAGTGGTAGGATACAAATTTTAGAAAATTATTCTTGGGAAAAAATTGCAATACGTTATAGATTATTATATTTAAAATAATATGCCATTTAAAAAAGGATATAAACCAACAAAAAAATAAATAGAGAAAGAGAATACTGGACTAATTATTTTAATAACTTGTATGAATAATAAAAATCTTATTAGTATAATATATTGCTCTAGCAATAAAGAAAAACCAGAATTTGAACAAAGAATAAGAGATAATATTTTAAAAGTTACTGATTTGCCAATTATCAGTGTTACACAAAAACCCATAGATTTTGGAAAAAATATTTGTGTTGGGGACGATATCGGTATTTCTGGGTTTAATTTTTTTAGACAATCGTTAATTGCTTGTAAAGAAGCTACTACTAAATTTGTAATATCGGCTGAAGCAGATTGCCTTTATCCACAAGATTATTTTGAATTTATACCTGAAAGAGATGATATATGTTATCGTAATTCTAATTTATATGTAATGGCACAGCATAGAAAGTACTTTTATAAAAAGCCAACTGGGGCAACTCATGCTCAAATAGTTGGCAGACAATTTTATATTGATACATTAGAAAAATGGTTTGAAGGTGAACCTCAGTGGTCTGTAGAACAAATGAATTTTCCAAAAGAAAAAACAAGGCATAAAGTGGAAGATGTATTTTGGAAAGATAAGATAAAATTTTATAAAAGTAAGAATCCTGTAGTGCAAATAAAAACATCGCAAAGTATGAGACATTATACAGTTTCAGAAAGAGAACCTATATATACGTTACCTTATTGGGGCAATGGCGGAGCATTTAGAAAAAAATATTATNATATTGGAATAATTCATTAATTATATGAAAAATCTTTTAGTATATATAAATCAAGAAAAAGAATTCTTTGGCATTGAAGATAATTTAATGGTTGAAACTCAAATTGAAAATAGTTTAGAATTAGGCTGGAAAATTAAAGATATTATGCTTGTTACTAATTTTGATTATGAACATTGTGGTGTAAAATCAATAGTAATAAGTGATAATTGTTATTGTGATTGGTGGAAACAAGTTAGCAAAATGAATGGTATTTTAGAACTTTTTAAAAAAGATATGATTGAAAAAGATGAAATATATTGGTTTCACGATTTAGATGCTTTTGAAAATTCACCAATAAATGTTGATTTAGAAGATAAAGAAGCTGCCTTTACTGATTATGGTTATACTGATAAACGATGGAATACTGGTAGTTTTTTCTTTAAAAAAGAATCTAAAGATATAATACAAAAAATAGTAGACAAATGTTATGAAAAAAAAATTAATGAAGAATATGCTTTAAGAGAACTAATAAATGATAATATAAATAATATTAATTCACGAATTAAAAAAATTAATATTACATATAATTTTCCAGGCAGTAATAATGGTTATAAGAATTTTAAAATGGTTTATGATAGTTGTGATTTGCCTGTACAAGTTTTACATTTTCATCCTTTAAGATGGTCTGGCAGATTTTATAGAATGTTTGATGGAAATAATCATTATAAAATTTTAATGATTTCTAATATATTAAAAAAAATATTAAATAACAAAGGAAGTTATGGCAATATTACTTACAGAGGATAATGTTCCTCAACCAATAAAAGATTTGAGAGAATTAGAAATAAATAATAAAAGACGTGTTTGGAAACCGTTTATGGAAAAATATAATTGTCAAAAAATTGTTGAACTTGGCGTTTTTGAAGGTTTTAATTTTAATTTAATGATACAACATAATCCAGAAGTTGCTATTGGAATTGATATATGGTTAGATGATAGCGTTATAGCCAGAAATGATTCTGGTTATTCACAAGAAAAATTAAATAAAATGTATAATGATGTTATAAATTTAGTTGCTGATAAACCGTTTGTAAAAATATATAGAGAATATACTTTTGATGCAGTTAGCAGATTCCCTGATGAATATTTTGATTTAATTTATATTGACGCAGACCATACATACGAAGGTTGTAAAAAGGATTTAATTGATTGGTATCCAAAAATTAAAAAAGGTGGGTTTTTTACAGGAGACGATTATAGTCATCATAGAGCTAAATATACAGGGATTAAATTTGGAGTTATAGAAGCAGTTAATGAATTTGCTGAAAATCATAATTTAGAAGTTTATGAATTAACAAGATGTGGATGGGCAATTATAAAACCACTTAAATAAATATATGAAAATAATAGATGCTATAAAAAATAAAAAAGGAATGCCATATTATATACCAAATTGTACCAGAGAAGATTTGCCTGATTTTTTTAAAGAAATGGGATTTAAAAAAGGAGTTGAAATAGGTGTTAGCTGGGCTCAAAATATAATTGGTTATTGTAAAGCTGGTTTTGAAATATATGGCGTTGATCCTTGGAAAGATAGCGAAGATAATATTTATAGAAGAATTATTAGTTTGGATAGAAAACATAGGCAAACAATAGATGATGTTTATGCTTATGCAGTTGAAAGAACAGAAAAATATCCTAATTGTAAATTAATTAGAAAATTATCAATGGATGCAATTCATGATTTTCCAGACAGAAGTTTAGATTTTGTTTATATAGATGGTAATCATGGTTTTGGTTATGTAGCTATGGATATATCTAAATGGGCGTCTAAAATTAAAAAAGGCGGTGTTATAGCTGGACATGATTATATAGATACTTTAAAACCACGAAATTATCGACATGTTAGATATGTTATTGATGCATACGCTAAAGCTAATGATTTTCAAAAATTTTATGTGCTTGGCAGAATGAAAGATAAAAATCATGATAGAGCTTTAAGCTATTTATTAATAAAACATTGGTAAAATATATGGAAAAAACAAAAGGTATTATATATTATACAGATTGCAGAGTAGTAGAACCAATTTTTTCAAAAGTTCAACAAATATTAACAGAAGTAAGTAAAGAAAAAGGTATACCAATAACTTGTGTATCATTAAAACCTATAGATTTTGGCGATAGAAGATTTGTTTTTGATGGTTTATCACGTGGTTATGTATCATATATTAAACAAATAAATAAGGCATTAGAATTAGCGGAAGAAGATTATGTATTTTTTTGTGAAAATGATGTTTTATATCATAAATCACATTTTGATTTTACACCTCCCAAAGATAATGTATTTTATTATAATAATAATGTATGGCGTTGGAAATTATGGGATTTTAAATTAATTAGATATGATAATATGCGTCCATTATCGTGTTTATGTGCTAACCGTGAATTTACATTAGAGCATTATAAACGTAGATTACAAGCAGTTTATGATATGGGATTAGATGAATTTAGAAGCCGTGAACCACGTAAAGGTAGAGTTTGGGGTTATGAACCAGGTACTAAAAAAAGAAGGCGAGGAGGTTTTTCAGATGATGTTTGTGAATTATGGCATAGCAAAGGACCAAATATTGATATAAGACATAATCGTACATTTTCATCTATTAAATGTGATTTAAAAGATTTTAAAAATAAACCTGAAAACTGGCGTGAAATAAAGTATAATGAAGTTCCTGATTGGAATTTACGTGAAGTATTTCCAGAAGGTATGGCAAAACATTGCAGCCAAGAAATTGTTGATAAATGCGGATTTTAATAATTAAAAAATGTATATGGCAGAGTTAAAAAAAAGAGTTGCATGGAATAAAGGTTTGAAAGGGTATGGTAAGGGAAGGTATGTTTCTGATGAAACAAAAGAAAAAATTAGAAAAGCTAAAATTGGTAAACAATCACCGAGGAAAGGTGTTAAACTTTCTGATAAAACTAAAAATAAAATTAGAAAAGCCAATAAAGGCAAAAAGTTATCCGAAGAAACTAAAAAGAAAATAAGTGAAGCTGGAAAGGGCAGGAAAGCATGGAATAAAGGTAAAAAATATAAAAGTCCAAAGCAATCAATATCTATAAAAGGGATTAATAATCCTAACTGGA